GAGTTTTAGCCATCCCCTTGGCTTCCTTTCAGTTGTTTTTCTCTGTCTCGTGGCTTAAAAATTATGACTGATGATGTATATAAAAAACAAATAGGCGGTGATCACTACTCTAGTATGCCTATCCAAGCAAGTGAATTTATCAACAAGAACAACATCCCGTTTGCTGAAGGCAATGCTATAAAATACCTTTGTAGACACAAAGCTAAAGGTCAAAAACAAGACTTGCTAAAGGCTATCCATTATGTAGAGATGGCAATCAAAAGAGACTATGATTGACAAAACGGAAAAAAGATATATAAGATACCGAAATGGCGAAGCAAACTTTACTTATATAGAAAAGTTTGATGACGTTGAGAAGGCTGCTGACCCACAGAATAAAGGTGAGTTTGTAGAAGTGAAAATCAATAATTTAAAATTTGATTTTACAAAAGTGAAGGAGGAAAATGGTCGAGAACCAAATGGTAGAGATCAAGAAGAACCTGCAAGAGACGAGGGACTTACAAAGAAGGAAAAGTAAATTGTATGTCAGATGTTTGCAGAGAGCTAATAAATTGAAGGCAGAAAGTTATAACCTTCATTTAAAAGTTGTTGATCTTACAGATAAATTAATGAGAGCCTAGCTCTTGTTAAATAAAAAACAACAAAGAGTTGTGAGAACAACTAAGGGAAGCTATGCACTTTGAAATAATACAAAAGAAAAGAAAACAAATTAAGCTAGGCATGAAAGCTATCATGTATAGAGAACTATCACCAAGAGAACTACAGATATACAGAACAGGATTTAAGAATGGCTATCGTATGGCAGAGGCTCATCTTGTTTTTAAAAGCCAACAACTAGCAGATAGGATGAAGATGAAAGATGATCGTGAACAGATTAAAAAAAGAGTAGACGACAAACATCCTGTTGGTTACGAAACATTTAGTAATATCGTTAAAGTTGTGGCTAATCATTTTTGTATTAGTACGTCAGAAATTTATAGTAGAAGAAGATTAGCTTACATTGTAAAACCAAGAAGCGTCATCATAAATTATTGCCTAGAACATTTTAATATATCAACACCAAAGCTAGGAATGTTTTTTAATTTTGATCACTCAACTGTCATCCATCATAGAAGGCAAAAGGTAAAACAAGTTGGTATATGGAAACCTTTAGAATTAGTTTGGCAGGACTATGAAAAAATTAAAAAGGAATTAATTAAGTCCTTGCGTAGTTAGGTCTTTTACCTCTACGAGTTTTACGTTCTGCACTTTGTTTTCTTGATACAGCTGCTCTTCTTTGACTTGGCGACATGGCTCTAGCTTTCGCTGCGGGTACACACTTAGGATAGTTTCTTCTTTTCTCACCCTTACTACGACCACACTTAGGAAAGCCACCGCCTTTCTTTGGGTTAGCAATATCTACCCAGTTGGCTCTGACCCATGATCGTAAACCTTTTGACATTATCTTTTTCTTTTCTTAGCTTTAGGTTTTATCCTACCACTACATACACCAGCAGCGTACATGTTAGGCATAGGCAGACGGGTAAACTTTAAATTTACGCTTCGCTGCCGCTTTTCCTCTAGCACATAATTTAGCCATTTCTTTTTCTTCCTTGTCTTAGTTTAGCAAAGTCTGCTCTCGTAATCTTATCTCTTGGAAAAGCTACACGAGCTATCTTCATCTGCTTTGCAGTGTATTTTTTTTTACCTTTTTTCTTTGGCATTATTTTTTCTTCTTATTTTTTTTCTTCTTGGCTTTCTTAACCATAGAAGGCTTCTTCATTTTTTTTCCGTAGTGTCCTGGCATAATCTTTCTCCTTATTTATATATTTATCGAAGCAACTTTCTGTACCATTATAATGATGACAAAAATACTTCCTCTCTGCATTTATAATCCATCCACCTTCATTACTCAAGAGTTGTCTTTTACACATTAAACAATACCCACAGACTATAACTATATTTTTACGTGACCAAGTTTTCTTTTTTGCTAACATCGCCATCTTCTTCTTGCTTGTCTTAATCTTGAGTTTGGATTTTTAGCTGCTTTTGGAAACCTTTTCATTTGACCTAATGATCTAGCACAAAAAGATTTACGTCTAGCTTTCTCTCTAGCAGTTAATCCAGTTTTTTTTGTAACAGCAGTTTTAAGTTTTGACCCAGGATTTTCTCTTCTATACCTTGCAACACCAGCTTTAGTCATACCTGCACCTGACTTAGTTGATCTATAATATTTCTTTGTTCTTGGTGGTTGTCTATCTCTTCTTGTCATCAATTATCCTTTGCAATTCTTATAATCTTACCATCTTTTACTTCTGCTTTTACTTTAGTACAAACATAACTTACTCTTACACCACTATTCCTAGCTGCAATTCTTTTCTTTTCTAAACATTTAGATACGTTAGGCATAAGTGTGTGTTCTTTCAACACAGCGGGTTCACCTAAAAACATGAGTAATGCAATAACAGTTTCCATTAGTTTGTTCCATTCATTTTCTTTTGTAACATATCTACTTGTTCTTTAAGATGATCTATATTTACTTTATTATACCTACTAGCTTCTATTTCTTTTTCTATGCTTTCTATTTGACCAGCAAGGTGTTCAATAAGCATATACATTTCTAAGTTCTTGGGTTCTTGTTCAGCTTTTTTTAAAAGATCAGCTTGAAATAATGTATCTGCTGTTTCTAATTTATTTAATCTTTCTTGCACTGTAAAAAATGCGTACAAACCTGTACAAATAAAAAAAATTATAGCTATTAAATTTTTAATTGGTAAACCAATATTTGTATCTTCACTTATCTTCATTGTGGTTCGTTTCCTCCGCAAATATAACCTATAACTTTCTTACCTTTGTAGGTATGGTAGTAATGATTAGATAAAAATGCTTTTTTCTTTTTCTCATGTACTACTACGTTAGTATTAAACCAACTGCTACAACTTGTAAATATCTCAAAGGTATCTTGTTTTATATCACCACCAAAAGTCAGGTATAACAAGGTTATCATTATAGGTTTCATTCACCACCTCTGTTTCTTTTCTTCCAAGTTCTTTTCTTGTGCTTATTCATAGATGACATTTTAGGTCTCTTTGAAGCGATGCTAGTTTTTTTTGGTATTCTTTCGTGCTTTGGTTTGTTTAAATCGAACTTTACCCTTGCCATATATACCTGTCTGTTGAGATAGTAATTTTACTTTACGTGAGTATTGTTGTGCAAATGATTTTTTGATGGTCATTTGCTAAAGTTTTTTATTTCACTAGCCTTAATACCATAGATTGCTGCAACAACACTGACCCACAAGCCAACTAGCCACCAAGGCATAGCTTGTAGCTTCTCAAAAAACATATCCATCTTTCTTTCTATTTCAGGATCGTCTGCAAATACAGAGTAAGCTAACATGAAGATGGGGGTGGAGAGTACGATAAGTACGAACTCATCTTTCCAGTCTCCCTTCTGATGCTCGAATACTTTACCTTTATATTCAATCTCACCCCTCCTCATCTTCTCTGCATGAAGTAGTCTAGCTTCTGACAAGGCTTCTTTTGTTTTTTGTTTATCAGAATACAGCTTGGCAGCTGTCTTAATTCCCATACCTAGTACGTTGAACCACATTAATCTCCTAGCCAAGGTTTATAAATAACCTTACCTTCTTCTCTCATAGCTCTTAGCCATTGTTGTCTATTGTGATTTCTTGAATAACTTACATGAATCCATCCGCTTGAAGGTTCACCATCTTTATAAAATTCTAATATACCTTGATCGACTTCAAGATTGTTTCTAATCCAAGTTCCTAATTCTTTGTTATCTACACCTGGTATTTCAAAGTCTGCTGCCGCAGCTTCATCTGAAGCTGTATGTTGGCTATTCACACTGCTACCTATTTCTAAGCACAGTTGAGCTGTACGAAATCCACTTGATATAATTAAAGGTTTTTCAAAGTGTGAACGAACAGGTTGAAGAACATTAACAGCTAATGCTTTTAAGTTTTCTATTTGTTCAGGACTAGGGTTGTTGTTGATACCTTTACGTTCTGCAACTTGCGACTTGGTTAGCTCATCAAGAGTTATGTTAGCTGTAAGTTTCATTTGTTATAATATATTTTGACTTTTAATTTTTTTTGCAGTTCTGTCAATCCTCTATTTATCAATGATCCTGCCTTTCTAACATACCTATCTTTAGGTGTATAGTCAGATTTCCTATAATTTGCAGTCTTTACATCATAGGCTTGCT